GAATCCAAGGTGAACCAAATGGCTCACGCAGGCCAACAGTACTTCTCGTCCGCTTCTCGGCCAGAGGTTCGTCCCCGTACAGATGACGCTCGAAGAACCCGATCGTGCCCGGACCGGGCTCCTTCTTCGGGTCGTACTCAGCCAGCCAGACGTGCTTCAGCATCTGATTGGCGATCGCCAGGCTGATCACCCGGTCATCGAACGGCGAGCCCTTCAGCTTCCCGGCGTCATCACGGACGAAGCCACGCAGTTCGGAGACCGTGGCCTTGTCATGCAGCTTCACCGACCCCTCGCGCAGGGCCATGTTCAACTCGTCGATCGCCAGCGGCTTGGTGATCTGCGTGGTGCGCCACCCGAGGATGTCGGTCGGCACCGACTTCTTGTACCTGGGTGAGCGCTGCATGTACAGCGGGTGGTAGCGCTCACGGTGCAGCGCCTTCAGCGTCGCCAGGCCGTGGTTGTTCGACTCCACCGCGACCAGGGCGTTGTTGTACAGCCGCCCCAGCGGAGCGAGGACGTGGGTGCCGAGCAGGTCCGGGTCGATCCGTCCGTGCCAGTGGGCGACCACCTCCCCGTCGCGGGCATTGATCACGTGGATGCTAGAGAAGTCACCGTGCTCCATCCCCTGGGCCGGGTCGCCTCCGATCACATAGCGTCCCTGCTCGGTGGGGAACTCCCAAACCTTCAGCGGCCCATGATGGTCTGGCTGGAAACTGAGGCCGCGGTGCTCGTTGAAGAACCCCTCAGCGATCGGATCCTGAACGACCTGCTTACGGAGCACCTCGATGGAGAAGACCGGACGACCCGACTTCAGGAATGCCTCCTCCTCATCGGACGGGTACTCCTGCGCGATCTGCCACTCGGGGAGGTCACGGACCTTGTCCTCGTACCACTGCTGATCCCTGCCGTTGACCCACCACGGGTGGAACATGGCCCGGAACCGGTTGGTCCCTGAGCGTGCCCCGACCCACAGCTGGTGGAACAGGTTGCCCTCACCGTTGGCCGTGGACAGGGTGATGACCCGACCACCGACGTCGGCCACCGGCTCGATCGAGGCCCACGCCTCCTCGCTGTTGGGCAGGTAGGCCAACTCGTCGATCACCGCCAGGTACACCGACTCACCACGGGCAGGGTCCGATGCCGACGGCAGGGACTCCATGTACGACTCGTTGGACAGTTCGATCTTCGTCTGCGTCGTGTTGACGACCGGACCGCGCTCCTTCATCCACTCGGGCAGGAAGCGGTACGTGTACTTGGCCTTGGCCAGCAGCTTGATCGCGTCGCGCTCGGTGCGGCTGAGCATGATGACGACGCGGTCCTCGTAGCCGAACGTCAGCCAGAAGCAGAACACCGAGACCAAGGTGGAGAAGCCGATCTGGCGGGCCTTGAGCATGATCGAATAGCGCGACTCCAGCCACAGCTGGGCCGACTCCTTCTGCGCGTCGAACATCTGGAACTTGATCCGGCCGCGCTCGGGGTGCTTGATGTACACGAAGTTGGCGCAGAAGTAGTCGAACGCCGTCAGCAGCGCCTTGGTGTCGTACGTCTGCGGGAAGCACTTGCGCCACTCCCGCTCCTCCAATAGCTGGTCCCAGGTGATCTGGCTCTCGTCGAGCAGGGTCACTGCGGGTTGAGGATGTTCGGTGGTGTCGGTCCGCTGAAGAACGCCTGGACGTTGCCGAGGATCATCGGGTCTGTGACCACGTTCTCGTCGCCACCGGGGTCCGGGTTCTCGGCGGTGATCGCGTAGGCGTAGGCCTGCTCGACGTCGCTGGCGACACACACCGCGTGGATCACCTCGGTCAACGGCTCACGATGCTCCTGGGCGCAGCACGCCGTGATCCGTCCGACGAGGGCTTCGTCTTGGAAGCTGGCGTTGATCGTCTTGTAGGACATGGTGTCTCCTAGAGCGTGGTCGAGAACTGGATGGTGCCAAGAGAGGTGTAGGCGTGGATGTTCTGCGCCGTGCTACCGACCCACAGACTCACGTCGCCAGTGGCGTCAACATCGACTCGACATTGCGTATCGCCGTATGCCGCGCCGGAGGTGTTGGCACCGAAGATGTAGCCGATCGGAGGACGGAACCCGACAGGCAGCGTGAACACCGTCGACCGCGTGCCGACGCCGCCGGGTGATGTCGATCGTGTGATGACCCCCCGAACCTGCACCATGTCACCGATCGAGCGATACGCCGCCGGGGTCAAGGTGCTGAGGTTCGTCCAGCCGTTGAGGAATGTCGGTGCCGTCCACGGTGTGGGTGTGTTGACCGGTGCCGGTGCGGCGCTGTAGATCACCGGGCCGACGTCCTCGACGGTGATGAGGTTGCCAGGCGGTCCCGACAGGTGAACCTTCAACGTCGCGCCGGAGTTCGACCCGGCGACGATGGTGTAGTTCGCCGTCGACCCATCACCGTTGACGTTGTACGACCAGACGGTGCTCTCGTAGCTGTTCTGGCACTGGAACCACCCCTGCTGCGACGGGGTCATGGCGGCAGCGTTCTTGAACAGGTTGGCGAGGAACGTGCCGGTGGTTGCCGTTTCCATTGCCCTGATCTGCAAGATGAACCGATAGCGCCTGCCACTGAGCAGGGTCAGGTTGCTCACCCCGCCGAGCACCAGGCCCGCCGTGACGGACGTGCCGTCGGTGATCGTCAACGCAGTTGTCTCGGTGGCGATGACGCCCCACGCGCTGTTCCATCGGGCTGTCTCGGCTGACATGCCGGACCCGATGATCGGCACCCACTGGCCACCGACCTTGGCCTTCAAAACCCCGGCCATCAGGCTGTCACCGAGAAGCTGAGGTTGTTGAGCAGCAGACCCACATTGGTCGTCGGAGCGAACGCAGCGACGTTGCCGTCCACGGTGGCTTCGACGACACCGAACGCCCAGTTGCCGGAAACGACGGTGGCGGTAGCCAACGTCGTCGCCGCTGTCGGCCGGTAGCCGACCGGCAGGGTAAAGATCGGCACGCCGATCGTCCCGAGGTTGATGCGCCCGCGCAATTCCACCTTGTCACCGATCAGACGGTATTGGCAGGTCTGGTGGGGAGCGCCGGAGTTGGCCCAGCCGTTGAGCAGTGTCGGTGCCGTCCACACGCTCGACGGCTGGGCTGGCGGGTTCGACGCCAGGGATACCGGGCCGACGTCCTCGACGGTGATGAACGCCGGGAGGGTTGTGCCAGCGATGATGTCGACGGTCCCTGTCGTCATCGACGTGCGTGCCTTGCGGACGGTCGGCACCGCAGCCAGCCCGGACTCGACCACCTCGGTATTGACATGGAAGTACCAACCACCCTGCACCGTGTAGTTGCGCTGCATGAAGGTTGTGTTGGCCCCATCAGTGATGAGCGGTACGACCGTTCCAGAAACGTTGGTCACCGCGAGCCACGAGATGACCGTGCGATACTGCCGTCCGGCCACCGGCGTGAACGTGACGGTCAATCCAGTCACGTCGGTCGGAGTCGCGCCGATCCCGGTCATCCCCGCCGTGTTCACCGCCCGACCAACGACGCCCCACGCGCTGTTCCACCGTGACGTGTCCGGCTCGTACAGGTTCGGCTCGTCGGTGTCGTACCACAGTTCGGTCGTCGAGTCGGTCGGCGTGTTGGTCCCGATCCACACCTCGTCCGCAGTGGAGCCGCCACCGACGGGCACCCACGTCCCGCCGATTCGTGCCTTCAAGGTGGGCATCAGTTCTCCCTCATGTGGACGTGTCCACCCACAACTCGTAGGTCGCACCCGGATCGGTCGGCCCGACGTACACCTCGTTGTTCGCATTGGCGTCCACGTACTGCTTGGTCGCCGCCTCCAACAGCTGTGTCGGATCGGCTGGCAGGACGAGCGGGGTGAGGTACTTCTTGCTCATCCGACGACCATGATCCAGTAGTCCCCGGCTGCTGGGGCGACGGCGAAGCGGACGGTCACACTGTTGATCGTGGTGCGCTCGATGTCGCACTCGACGTCATCCATCGGCGCAGCCGCCCGATACACGGTGACTGCAACGGTGCTGGTCGCCATGTTGTGGTTGAACACGGTCGATGTCGCAGCCGCACAACCGGTGACGGCCTTCTTCAAGTAACCGAGGTTGGCCTGCATGTCCGCCGGGGTCAGGTCCTGCGGTGCCGCAGCGCTACCCGTCTGGTTGCCCTTGAACGTGAGGGCGGGCATGTTGGCCAACTTGGCGTTGGTCACCACGCTGTTGGCGATCGTCGTGGCGTTGGCCCCGGCCGTCGCGGTGACGTCGCCGGTCAGCGCGGCGCGGCTGATGCTGTCGGCGGCAACGGTGATCGACGCGTCACCGATGACGTTGAGCGTGTTGCCGCTCTGCGTCATACCGGCGCCAGCGGTGACCGTGCCACCGCCAGCGAACTGCGACCACACCAGTGCCGTCGTTCCGATGGTGATCGGAGCGTTCGTCGTACACACCCACGCCGTATCGGCGTTGACCGTGCCCTCCATGACGAACGCTGCGGCGCCCTCAGCCTCCCCAGCGGCATCGAAGTCCAGCGCCCGAGTCCAGGCACCAGACTGCGCCAACCAGATGCCGTTCTGCGATCCGGTCGTCTGGTCCTTACACAGCACGCGATCGTTCGCAGCCGGTGTCACGCCGTCAATCGCCGTCAAGCCCGACTGGGTGACGTTCGCCGTGGTGGCGATGCGCACCGCTTCCTTCCACGACAGACCGGCGGAGATGTTGTCGACGTAGGTCTTGTTCGCCGCGTCGGTGCCGTTGACCGGGGTGCCGACGTTCTGGACGGTGAACCCACCCATGTTGATCGCCGCCGTGGCGGCAGCCAGGGCGCTGAGCGGGATCGTTGAGTGCTCGGCTGCACTGTGGGCGGGGGAGCCGTGGGTGTGGTCTGAGCGGGCCACCGTGGTGGCCACGCCGTCGTTCTTGCTGATCCCGAACGTCGTCTCCGCCGGGACCGAGCCGTAGCCCACACCGGCCCCGCCCTGGGCGGCGACCCAGGTGGTGCCGTTCCACCAGTAGAGGATGTTGCCGGTCGAGTCGTAGTAGATCTGCCCCTTCACCGGAGCCGAGGGTGCGGTGCCGAGGTTCTGGACCGTGGCGTTCTGCAACTCGTTCTTGTTGAGGTTGATCGCGGTGAGGAAGCTGCGTGCCACTGGTGCCCCTAGCTGAGATACGCCGTACCGCTGAAGGCACCGCTGAAGGAGATGGTCAAGGTCGCGTTGTCGATGTGAGCCACGTCGCCTTCGACCGTCGACCCGGCCGAGTCGATCACGGTGACGTTGGGGAACCAGCCGAGGTGGTGTTCGACCATCCAGGTGGCCGACACCGTCGGCTGGGTATGGACGTAGCTCAACGTGCCGACCGTCCCGCCGCCACCGCCTCCGCTGCTGTCGTCACTATCGACCCACAGTTCGATCGTCGGATGGGCGGCGATCGGGTCGTCGGGTCCGACCCACACCTCATCGGTACCGGTACCAGTACCTCCACCGGTACCTGGGGGTCCCTGCGGTCCTGGTGGTCCCTCGGGACCGGGTGTGCCGACCGACAGTGGCACCCACTCGTCCGACCACCAGACGTAGAGGATCTGATCGGTGGTGTTGAACCACAGTTCGTAGTTCGACTGGACCGGAGCCGAGGGTCCGATGAATACTTCGTCGGCCCGCCGCCTGAGATCGAAGTCGGCACGTCGAGCGGACGGGCTGACCGTCCCCGGCTGGTATCCGTTGAACGGCATCAGGACTCCTGACGATCGAGCAACTCCTGGGCTGCGCGCGCAGCGATCATCTCCGTCAGCTGTTCATCGGTCAACTGCTTGGCGGCGGTCGACGTCACCGTGACATCCACCCGCTTCGGCTTCATCACGTCGAGCGCTTCGAGGTAGGCGCGCGCCGCCTGCACCTGGCGGGGATCAGTCCGGTCGGCTGCCGTCTCCTGCAAGGACTGCAGCACCTCCTGCACCTTGCCGGGGTTGCCGACCACTCTGCGGTAGCGGTCCTCCCACAGGCGCAGGAACGCGGCGTCATTCTTCAGTGCGCTGATCCACGTCCCCGTCTTGCCGATCTCGGTGGCCAACTCGTTCTGCGTCCGCGGTTCGCGCTCGCCCGGCGGAGTACAGAGCCACTCGACAACCCGCTGGATACGGAAGTCGTTTGGGTTCACCTGCACGGGCGAACTCTACGTTGCGGCGCGCTTCAGACAGGAGAAGCACTGGCAGTCCGCGATCGCTGGATCATGCTTGATTCGGCGAATCTTCGGCTCCTTCCCCAGGATCACTTCCTCCTCCGGTGCCAGGTCCGGGAACATCGTCATTTGGTACATCGTCCTCCGTCCAACTCAGGCCCCGCAGGACCCGTCGCACGGTCGTGCGACTGACACCCAGGGCACGACCGATCTCGACCTGCGACGCCCCGAGTTCGTGCATCTCCCACAACACTTCCACCGCCGCCTTGGTCAGCTTCGACATCCCGTGCTTCTCGCCCTTCAGCACGTTGACCGGCGGCGCGCTGGCCCGCCCCTTGGCGAGCATGTCGGCGTTGTTCTCCGCGATGGTGCCGACGCGCAGGTGATCGATCCGGTAGCACAGCGGCTGGTCGCACAGATGCAGCACCACCTGGTCCGGGCGCAGGCGCACCTCGCGAATCTGATTGAGCACCCAGCGGTGGATCTTGTCCGACTCCCACCCGGTGTGCTCGGCGTACTTGACCTTCTTCTTGCCGTACCCGTACTTGTCCACTGCCCCCTGCCACAGCCGACATGGCGTCGGCTGTGGCGTCGGAGGCGGGTAGTCCTTCAACCGTCGCTGCGGCTTCGGGTTCTTCGGTGGGACGAACGGCTTGGT